ACCCGTACTGCTTGAACGTGGTCTGATACCCGCCTTGGCTGTCGATGTCAACGGGGTTGACGCAACCGACCTGGGCGGTCATTGTCGCGCCGTTGCCGAGCCGCCGCATCTGCCAGTACCCGTGAGTCTCGGACGAACCGCTGTTGTGGTTGGGCGGACACAGAATGCCGGCACACGGAACAATCTGCGAGAACGCGGCCTGAAAGCCGTAGGACCAGCCGTTTCCGTTACGCTCGGCGGTTGAGTCGCCGAACGTTTCGAGCACCGCGCGCCCGCCCGTAGACGAGCCGCAGAAGTTCAGGATGGATTGAAGCGTGTTGCGTGCCATCAGGTCCCCCGCTCAATCAGGCAGTTGCCCGAAGTCGCGCCGGTCATGTCGAACTCGACGATGATGTCGCTGGAGTTGCCAAGATCGGGGATGTAAAGACGGGCGATGCCGTTGGAGCCGGGACTGTGAACGCTTGGTGCCACACCGCCATATGCCGCCACGGTCTTCGTGGCGTACGCGGACACCGTGACCGTCAGTGTGTCGGCGATCAGGTCCGTCGTCCGAATGCCGCCGCTCGACACCGCGCCCGCCGTGCTACCAAGCGTGGCCGTTCCCGAGCACCAGAGGAGTTTCTCGTAATCGAGAGGCACGCCGTCGGGGGACGAGAAACCGCGGCGGATCGACCAGACCTTGTAGTCGAACGTCTGCGTCGCGCTGCCCGCGCCGAAGAACGTAATCATCACGCTCCGGTAGCGCTTGCCTGACGCCGGGCCCATCGAAAGGAAGTTGAGCGGACTCGCCGGGGGGGACGCCATCGCGGCCCGGCCCTCGGTCAGCGAGAATGCCGCCTGCGTGCTGTTGCTCGATAGGTACAGCAACTGCCCCGAGGATTCGAGGTTTCCCGTCTGCGCCATGAAGTGTTCTCCGGAATGTGGTGGAAGAGAGGCGCGCGTGCCCTTGCCCGTCGCGCCCCCGAAAGGTGCCGCCGACCGCTTAGGCGATCTTGATGAGCTTGAAGGCGTTCGAGGTGATGAGCAGCTCGTCGGTGAAGGTCTTCACGCTGACGACCTCGGACGAAATCGCGGGCTCGTCGTACGTCTCGACGCGGGCGAACTCCATGATGTTGCTCGGCATCTGCGCCGGGACCGGCAGGATGTCCGCGTTGCTCTTCGCGTAGGCGTTCGTCCACACGAAGATGTTGCCGAGACGCGGGTCGCGGAGGGCCATGTCCGTGCTCTTGCGGAAGACGCCGCAGTAGTTCGAACTGGCGATGTAGTCGAAGGCGTTCGTCGCGCCGGGGTTGGCCGTGTTCTTCATCGCGCTGGCGACGATCACTTCCAGCTCGAAGATCTGGCTGAGCGCCGCAACGTCGGGCTCCCCGGGGATGACCCGGCCGTACATCTGCGTCAGGCGGTTCTTGATGCGGTCCGAGTTCCAGAGCGTGCGGGCCCGGAGCTTGTTGATCACCATCGCGTTTCCGGGCGTGCCCTGGGCTTCGAGGAACGCCTTGACCGCGTTCACGTCAGCCACGGGATCGCACGACGCCGCGTCAGTCCAGAGGGCTCCGGGGGTGAGGCCGGTCGTACCGCTGACGGGGTAGTTCGACTCGTTGAAGATCGTCGAGAACACGTCGTTTTCGAGGTCGTTGGCGACGGTCGCGGCGGCGGTGTTGGCCGCAACCTCGGACGCCTCGAAGTTCCCGCCGACGCGGGCCGCGACGGTCACGTCAACGGCTTCCTCGGCCGCCCGCTCTTCGCAGTAGCCGGAGGCGTAGTCGTAGGAGGTTTCGACGCGAGTGGCCTTCGCCTTGGGAGCGCGGCGGGTCTTCACGATCCGCATCGCGTCGCCGTTGTTGATCCGTGCGTACTGGAACCCCTGCTCGGCCGTGCCCATGACGGGCAGGATCTGCGTGGCGACGTGTCCGCCCTGCACGAAGTTGGCGAGGGCGGAGTTGAGGTCCTGACGGGGCCGACGGCCCGCGGTTGAAGCGTACATGAAGACTCCTTGATGAAGTGGTTCTGAAGTGCTGGAAGGTGGGTGAAGAGGAGATCAGCCGAGCCGCTTAGAGGGCCGGGCGAACGAGGATCAGGTCGCCGTCAGCGCCGGCAGCAGAGAACGCGACGCCCTCCGCAGTGCCGCCGCCCGTGTTGACCTTGCCGGATGCGGCAGCCGTGACCGACGCGCCGAACGCGATCGCCTGCGACGCGATGCAGATGTGGAAGCCCGGCTCGTTGCGGAGCTTGGCCGCGCCGTTCTCGCCGTTGGCGATCGGTTCGAGCGCCACGGCGTCGAAGGTCGCCGAGTTGCCGGTCAGGCTGACGCCGAACTGAGCTGCGCCAACCGCGGTCGGAACGGCGAGGGTGAGACGAGCGCCCATCGCAATGTCCGAGCCCGTCCCGTTGTACACGGTGATCGGACCGCCGTCGATGTTGTTCATGCCAGTTGCCATGTGAGTCTGTCCTTCTGAAGTTGGGTGAAGTGGTGGAAGTGCGTGAAGTGCGGACGGGAGGAATCAGGCGGCGAAGAGCGCGGGCCACTTGGCGCGGGCCTTGATCGCGGCCTGGGCGTAGGTCGTGCGGTGCTCCTTCCGCATGGCCTCGATCGCGGCTTCCTTGTCCTTGGGGGTGTTCGGGTCGGCCACCGTGCCGCTCGCTTCGAGCTTGGCCGGATCGACCACGCTGACCTCGGCGACCTTCTGGGCGGCCGTCGCGACGCCCTTGCCCTCGGCGGGCTTGGACTTGTCCAGCTCGGCGATGCGAGCGTTCGCGGCGGTCAGGCGGTCGGCGAGCACCCCGGCAAAGCGGGCGTGAGCCTGCGGCATCGTTTCCTTCGCGCGGAGCACGTCGAGGATGAACGTCGATTCACCCTTGAAGGCCGTCTCGAGTTCCGCAAGCCCGGCGGGCTCGGGTTCGGCGGCCTTGCCGGTCGCGGCGATGGCTTCGAGGAGTTCCGGCCGGTGCTCGCGGATCGCTTCCGCCGTGAGTCCGGCCCACTGGGGGGCGGTCAGCTTCATGGTCTGTTCCTTCGTGGCGATGTTGGAAAGCGAAACCCTGCCACGGGGCTCCGCCGGTTGAATCTGGTTGGTTCGTTCCGGCATCTCGCCGGTGATGAGCGGGAGGATCACTTCGTCGAACGTCGCCACGCCGTCGGCGAGGCCCATCGTCACGGCATCCTCGGCCGCGTACACCGCGCCGTTCATGCCGTCGATGTCCGCGATGCTCAGGCCGCGACGCTCGAAGTACCCGGCGAACGTCTCGTACCAGCGCCGGGCCGCGGCGTTCATGTTCGTGCGAAACTCGTCGGGGAGAGCCGTGCCGTAGTTGCCGCTGGCCTTGCCGTCGGGGGCACAGGCGTAGAAGACTTCGACGCCGGCCGCTTGTTGGGCCTTGGTCTGGTCGATGAACGGGCCCGCGATCACGCCGATGTTGCCCATGCCGCCTGACGGGGTGACGTACACCTTGGAGCACAGGGCTGAGAGCACGGCACCCATCGAATACGCGGCGTCGTCCACCACGGCGATGAGTTCCTTCGCGTCACCGAGCGCCCGGAGTGCGGCAGCCACGGCGGAGAACCGGGCCACTGCACCGCCGGGGGTGTTGAGCCGGACAATGACGGACCGGACCGATTCGTCGGCCGCGAGGCTCTTGGCGTCTTCCTCGATCCACTGGGACGGCACGCCGCCGAGCATCCAGCAGATCAGGTCGTTGTCACCCGAGCAGAGCGCCCCGTTGATGTCCAGGACAGCGACGTTACCGAATCGCGTGGTCAGCTTCTCGCGGTCGTGCATCCGTCCGGAGACGCCGCCGATCTGACCCGTGAACGATGCCAGCCGTCCGCCGCGCGCCCGGGATCCTTGGCTGAAGACGGCTTCCCGATTGCGCTCTGCCGTAGCGCGACCCTCGGGCGTGAGCACGAGGTCGGTCGCGTGGAGCATGTAGTGGTGCATAAAGGGGATTCCGGTGGGTGTAGCCTGTGAAGGTGGGAAGGCCCGGGGCGCGGGCGGCGGATGGTTTAGGAGGGACGGAAGACGCTGATGCCGCGAACGGAGAAGTCCTTCTGGCCGCCCGGCGTCGCGGTGAGCTCGAGGCCCGCCATGAAGCGAAGGGCTGCCGCGTCAGTGAGCGCCGGGCCGATGCCGACGAGCGTGCCGTCGATGTAGAAGCGGACCTTGCGGTCGGTGCCGAGCACCCACTGGAGGAAGTACTCGCGGCCAGCGACAACCGGAATGCTCGTCGCGGCGAAAGTGTCCGCGCCGGCGACCTTGTGAGCGAGGGCCCAGTTCGCGTACGCGGCGGTTGCCAGACCCGGATCAACCGCCATCTCGGTCGCGGCGTTCGTCGGGCAGAAGAAAAACATCGCGCCGTCGCCGGCGGTTCCGGTCGGGTCCGCGTCGGTGATGTTTTCGTTGGGGCCGATCGAGAAGAACAGGGCGGTGATCGTGTTGATCGTGACCTGAGCGTTGAACCGCCATTCGGCCGTGGCGCTGACGGCTTGGTTCAGGATGTTCGTGGTGTTCGCCGGGACAAGCAGAACGTTGTCGTTGTCGGCGGGCGTGGTGGCCTGGCTCTTGAAGTTCGCGCGGCCCTTGCTGTCGCGGCCAGTCACCTCGGTACCCGTGCCCGTGGTGACGGTCAGGTTGTCCGAACCGGCGGCGACCGTGGTCGCAGCGGGAAGCTCCTGGAACTGCGTGCCGCCGGTGATCCCGTCGCGGATGTCCGGGGCGAGCAGCGTGGTCCGCCGCAGCGGCTTGAGGTCGTCGAGCTGATTCTCGGTCGAGTGCATGGAAGGCTCCTGAAGGTGTGGAAGATCACGCCGTCTGTGCGGCGGGCTTGGAAGTCTGCTGGGGCTGGTCGTTGATGCCGACCGCGTTCTTCACGTCGATCTGCTTGTCTTTGAGGTCCTGCTGTTCGGCGGCGAGCTGCGTGTTGAAGTCGCGGTAACTGCCGGTGTACCCGAGATCGCCAAGGATCTGCGTGCGGGTCTTCACCTTGCCGTCCCACGCGCGGGTCGCGGCCATGATCTCTTGCACGGGGTCGATCACCGGCGGACCGGCGAACCGCCATTCGATCTTGTTCCAGTCGTCCGGGGCGCTGAGCGAGCCGTCGAGGATCCACAGACCGACACGCCACGTCGTGAGCTTGACCAGCCATTCCGAGAGCACGTACTGCTGCCAAGAGAACCCGCGGTAGGCGTTGCCGACGGCAGACTTGAAGCCGTGGTAATTCGTCTCGGTCGCATCGAGGATCGCAAGCTCGCTCGGGCATCCAACGTCCGACAGGGCGAACCGGATCAGAAAGCGGAGGAAGCTCTCGATGTTGCCGCCCGGGTGCTCGGGTTTGACCTGCATCGCGCTCTCGCCTTCCTTGAGCGTCAGCAGGGAACCCGGGTTCCATTCCACTTCCTGCGGTGCGCCGGTCGGCGAGGGGTTGGCCATGCCACCGTCGATCGCGGCCGTCTGGGCGATCGCTGCCGCCCGGGTCGCCGCCGGGTCCTTCAGCGTCAGGACCAGCGAGGCGTACGTTGACATCCGGTGAGCGAGGACCGTCGAATCCATCGAGTCGTCGATGAGCTCGATGTAGTGGGCGAGTGCCGCGAGTCCGGGCTCGCCGCGGGTCTGGTTCAGTCGGCGGTGGACGGGGTTGGAAAGCAGCGTCACCGCGTCCCACGGGATGCGCATGCTCGGGCCGTTGCGTTGGCCGGGCTTCCACGGCATGACGTGCATGGCGATCGGGGCGCCGCGGCGGTCGTACTCGATCCCGTTGGCGACGGTGCGGCCATCGGTCAGCATGAGCCCGGACGGGGAGCGGATCTCAGACGCTTCGAACAGCCGGACCGATCCGTCCGTCAGCCGCACCTCGGCGAAGTCGCCGTCGATGAGCCATGAGCCGGGGGCCGACCGCACGGCCTGCATGAGCGTCTGCCGGCCCAGGCTGTCGAACTTGCCTTGCGGGCCGTCTTCGTTGTTCGCCCATGCCCAGAACCAGTCCCCGGCCTGCTGGGCGAAGTCCCGGTCCTCGGAGCCGAACGAGAGGTTCGGACCCTGCGGGCCGTTGATCGCGTTGCTCACCGCGCCGATCACCGCGCGGGCGAGCGGGCTGTTCCGGTAGAGGTGGTGCGAGTCGCGCCGGAGCTTGTCGAGCGAATACTGATCGAGGTGCGAATCAGCCGGGGCGAGGATCTCCGCCGTCTCGCCCTTGAGCCGGTCGCGGCGCGTGGCCGTGTAGGACTGGGACAGGCCCTTCGCGTTGACGATCTTGTACGCCGGGCCACCGCCCGCAGGCGGCGTGTTGCGGCGCGGGATCCGATCGCCGGGGCCGGAGCGTTCCACGAGCGCAAGCTGAGCGTTCAGCGCGTGGAGCTTGAGCCGGTCCTGTGCGTCCTGGACCTGACGCGCGAGCGGCGTCGGCTTGGGTTTGCGGGCTGCTTTGGTCATGGGTGCTCAGAATGGGCGGCGACGCGGGCGGATCACCAGCATCGGGCCGCCGGACTGGGAGTCGCGGACCTGCTTGTCGAGTTCGTCGAACATCGGCTCAAGCCGCGCGAGCTTGGCTTCGAGCCCTTCGTACGCGGCGGACATCTGACCGCCGGACGCGCTGATCGCGTCTTTGCGCTCCTCGATCTCTTGGAGGTGCAGCGCCAGCCGGTCGCGCTTCGCGGCCTGCGTCGTCTGCGACCGCCAGTCGCCGTATGTCCATGAGTGGGCGGCCATCAGTCACCTTTCAGCCGCGTCGGGCGGCGTGGTATGCGTCGTGCGCACGCTGGGCCGCGCGTTCGGCTTCGCGTGCTTCCTTGTCCATCTGCTCGGTCTGCTCAGCGTGCTTGGTCCGCAGTTCGGCGACGTGCCGGTTCGCGGCCATGAGCGCGGCGTGGAGCTGCTGAAGGTCGGGCTTCTTCGCCGCGTCGGGCTTGGCGGACGGCTTCTGCGTCGCCTTGGCGGCGGCGGTTTCGAGGGCGCTGGGCATGAGTGGTTCCTTCAGCTTGGCCGCGTGCGGTTCTGCACCCGGCGGACAAGCGGGTCGTCGGTCTGTTTGAACGCTCGCTGTGCTCGGACGATCGCGGGCGGCGGCGTGCCTTCCGGCGGCGTCCATCCCCAGAACTCCCACCCGTGGATCTCTCTCGTGTACTCAGGCGTAATGAGCATCCCGCCGCTCTTGAACAGGCCCGCCTCCGCGTACCGCAGGCAGTCAACGAGGTGGTTATCTTCGCGGCCGGGCTTCTTCTCCCAAACGCCCTTGACGCAGTGCTCGGAGGTGAACATCCGCAGGTGGGCCTCTTCGACGTTCTCGGGCATCCGAAGCGTCTTTGCGCCCGTCGTGTCGATCGCAACCTTCTCGTCGCGGTCGAGCCCGGCGGCGTTGTAGATCCGGGCCCAGACTTCTTCGGACCAGTGGTTCGTATCGACCCGGTACCGCTGGAGGGTTCCGGGCAGTGCCTCGCCGTCGGGGCCCTTGCTGAACGTGTGGGCCGTCACGGGATCGCCGCTCTTGGTCGCCACACCGAGGATCGGGTATGCGTGGTGAGCACCGAGCGCGAGGCACAGGTCGTAGACCTCGCCGGTTCTGTGGCGCGAGTCGGGGAAGAACAGCACCGGCCTCATCTTGCCGCCCGCGCCGTGCTCGAAGCTCAGGGCCTGGAGCTCGGGGGCAATCGCCTTGAGCATCCCGCGCGGGGCTTCGATGCGTCGGGCGTCGATCCACGCTGCGGCCTGCATCTTGTTTGTGTAGCCGACGGTCAGGACGTGGCAGTGATCCGCGCCCACGTCGATCGCGGTCACCAGCACCACAATGTCGGCCGGGACCGTGCCGCTCTTGTACCCGCCCTGATCCTCCGGAATGCACAGGGCCCGGACGGCTTCGAGCGAGACATCTTCGCCGCGGCCGCGCTCGGGGAGTCCGAGCTTGCCGTTTCGCCAGTCGCGTTCCGGTCTGCCGCCGGAGCGGATGAACGCCTCAGCCACCCATCCGAACGGCTTGAACGGCGAGTAAAGCGAGCTGATCCGGTAGGACCGATGCCGCTCGGCCGGGTGGTCCGCCTCGCCCGTGATCCGGTACGCCGGGTGCGGGAAGCCGACTTCGTGCAAGTCGCGGGCTTCCTTCGTCTTCGTCCACTCCCGGAACGCTCCGGGCTCGTTTGCGATTCCAGCCGGTGGCTCGACGTTCACGCCGTCAGGCTGCCAGCATCCCCAGTGGAGGCACCAGGGCTTGACGTTGTTCTCGATCCGGCACAGGCACGATGGGCACCGCATGTACGCGGCCGTCAGCACCTTGCCGGGGTCGGCGTTGATTCCGCCCGACCAGACGAGGTTGTCGAAGATCCACTCGTGGAACGTCCCGCAGTGCGGGCACGGGCACAGATACCGCCGCCGGTCGCCCGCCTCATACTCTGCGTGAATGCCGGTGTCCGCGTAAGACGGCGTGCCAACACACACCAGCATCGTCGAATCGTTCTCAAACGACGCCATTCGCTGCGTCGCTTCTTCCTTTGTTGACGGCTCGCACAGGTCGAAGTCGTCGATCTTGACCCTGCGGAACGGCGTCGATCGGACGTTCGTCGCGCTGTTCGACCCGGCCAGAACCACGTCCATCGTCGAGAAGACGAGGACCTCGGTCGTGCTCTCAGCCTTGCCGCTGGCGTACTTGGCCCTCAGCGTCGGCGAAGCCTTGATCGACGGGATCAGCCGCATCTTGACCGTCCGCTTTGCGAGCCGGTCCGACGGCATGATGATGAGCTCGGGGCCGGGGCTTTCGTCGATCGCCCATCCGAGCGTGTTGAAGATCAGGGAGTCCGTCGCACCGAGCTGGGACGCTTTCATCATCGAGACCTGCGTCAGGCTCGGGTCTGAGCACGCCCGCATGGGCTCGGCGTTGTAGGGGGTCCGCTCGTTGTCCCACGGGCCCGGCTCGGCGTTGCCGCGTGCGGGGATACGCCGACGCTGCTGGGCCCACTGGTCCGCCCAAATCGGCTCGCGAACGGTCCACACCTCGGTCATCATCGCGCCAAGCGCGGCGAGCGTGAAGGCGACTATCGCGGGTTGCTTCGGGGCGAATGCGGGCATGTGAGGCGGGTCTGCAGTCGGGCCTTGACGCGGCCGATCAGGTCGTGGACGGTCGAACTAGGGAGCCGGTGAGTCCGGGCGATCTCCCTGAGCGACGGCTGCCGATCGTCGAAGAGCGCGGCGTCAACCGCACGCACCTTGCGAGCGACCAGCCCGCGGGTGCAAGCCTTGACCTCGTCGCGGACGATCTGGCGAGCCTCCATACGAACTACCCGGACTGTCCGGTAGGAACATCCCGCCGCGACGGCGCACCGCCCGCGCCGGGCCTGTTTTTCAAGCCCCGCCCCGGCCTTCGCGGATTCCGTCCGGCGTGCAGACTTTTCCACGGTTCACCCCCGGTAGCGGTCAGAGTTCCATCGGGTTTGCCGCGATCCGGCTGAACGCTTTCGCGTGCCCCTCGCGGACGATCGCTTTTGCCCGCGCGGCCTTGTCCGTGTCGAGCCCGAACTCCGCCGCAATGGCTTTGGCGATGGCCGCCCCTTGCCGCTCGATCGTCTGGCGGACCACGACGAGATGGCCCCGGATCGCCGTGAGCGTCGATTCGCGGTCCAAGAGCTTCCCGGCGATCTTGCTAATCTCGAGTTCCGCGAGCTGGGTCTGGGCTTCGATCCGCCGGGTGTTGGCCTTGCGGTACCCCTCGGCTTCGGCCGGCGGCTTTGGCTTGGGTGTCCGGCCAGGCTTGCCCGCGGGCCGCCCGCCGCCGCGTCCCTTGCCGCCGTGGCCGTGGTCGCTGATCTCCGCCTGAACCCACGCAACGGCCGCGTCACGGTCAAAGCGGCCCCGGCCCGCGGTGGGCATCCCGAGCCGGGCGTACTTCCCGACCATCTGCCGGGTGACGCCGAGCACCTTGGCGAGCTCGACCTGCGAGATAGTGCCGTCGTCGCTCACCGGGCTTTCCCCTTGGCCGCTTCGAGCATCGCCGACGCCTCGCGCGTGAGCCGCCGCTCGTCCTCGGTCATGCGGCTTTGGCGGGTCTTCTGCCGGGTCAGGCTCCGGAACCCCTCGTCGCCGAGCTGGGCGTGGACCGTGCCAAGATCCGCCGGCCCTTCGGCGCCGTGGCGGCTTCGGCTGGAAATCGCGCCGGTAACGCTCCCGATGTACCCGACGTTCACGCCTTCGCGGGCGAGCGCCGCGACGCGCTCCCCGAGCAGTTCGCAGGCGGCGTCGGGCGAGTACCGGCGGATGCGGCCCTTGACGAGCACTTCGACCATGATCGCCGCCGGGTATCGCCGGGGCGTGGCTTTCTGGCCTTCGGGCAGTTCACGCGCCGGAACCAGGTCGTCGCCTTGGAACACCGAATGAGCCCGGTCGTCGGGGTCCTCGGTGGCGACCCACGCTTCCCTCGCGCGTGCCAGCGCACGGGCGACTTCGACATCGACGATCCGCTTTCGCGTGTTGGGCTTGGCCTTCGCGCGGACCGCATCGCCGATGCCGCCGCCGGTCAGGTAGACGCTCGCGTTCTCGACGCGGCCACTGCGACGGGGCTTGGTCGTGAGTCCGACGAGCCGGATCGCGGGGTACGAACCCGATGGTGCCGTCCGTGGCATCAAGTGCTCCGATCGTATCAGGTGCTTTGCAACATCGTCAGGACTTCGCGGGCCAGGATGTGAACGGACCTGTTGCTGTCGGTCGTCTCGATAGCGACTCGGCACATGATGCGCACCTTCTCCCTGAACGCGGCGTCGTCGGGCTTGGCGGGCTTGCACCGAGAGCAGCCGGGGCAGGGGTCCTCGATGTCGATTCCCAACATGCCCGAATGGGTTCGCGTCTTACCGCTCCCATCGCACGCCTGCGCGGGGGGCTTAACGGGTGACGAGCCAGTAGAGCAGGAGGACGGTGATTCCGAAGATGCCGATGATGTTGACGGTTTCGAGGACTCTGTCGATCCAGAACCAGATTCGTCTGAGCATGGGGGTTCTCCGGGGATGCGGCTTTCGACCGCGTGAATACGTTGCTCCATAGCCATGAGCGTGCCGAACAAGGCGTCGGTCGCGCCTTGAAGTTGCTGCTTGTTGGGGTTGAAGCACTGTCGATCAAACTCGGACGCCATCCATCGCAGCTTCTCCATTCGGGCGTGATGGCTCGGCACCTCCGGCCTGTGCGTCTCGACGACGCTGGCGGGGGTGGGTCCGAACGGGTGCGTGACGGCATCCGCAGACGGGTACTCGTGCCCGTTCACGCATCGGTCATTGCCATTGGGCCGTCGCTCGCGGCTGACCCCGACGGATCCGCACTTCGGGCAGAGTCCGTAGGTGGTCGGAATAGCAGGGGTGGGGTTCTTGTCACTTCCCATCGCGGGCTCCTTTCTTCTTGCGAGGCTTCTTCGGTACAGGCAACGCCACAGCACGATCCCACGCGCCGTCGGTGACGTACTGCCGGAGTTCCGAGTACCCCGTCAACGAGTACCCGATCAGTTGCGCAAACTGTTGCTGTTCCTCACGGGTGTACTTCCCGTGGAGTTGGGCGTCGATGGCGATGGTGTTCATGTCCATGATCCCCGCCTTTGTAGCGAGGTCCAGCATGTCCCGCACGATCCGGTTCGCTTTGAATCGAAGCGTGCCGTGATCGTCCCACGCGAGCGGTTGCATTGGGAAAGGCTTCATCCCTCCCCTCCCCTCTCGCGTGCGGCTTGGGCTTTCTTCTTGTACGCGGCGACGGCGGCGCGGAGAGGGTGAACGTCGGTTCCGGTGTCTTCCACTTCTCCGCTCACGTCAACCGCGTACCAGCGGCGGGTCACGTCGTTGTAGCTCACCCCGCACTCAGCCGCGAGGGTGAAGAGCGCGAGGAGCGTGAGGGTGGCGATTTCGTCGCGGATGAACCAGTTCGACCCGGTGCCACGCCAGCACCCGAGCCCCGGCGTCCTGTTCGGCGTTGGCGGCTGGTAAAACAAGACGTGCTCGAACACCTCCGGGCAGTCCTTCACGATGTCAAACAACTCGGATGCGGTCAGAGGGGGGATGGTCATTCCTGCGTCTCCTTTCGCGGCTGGACGTACTTCGGGGCGAGGGGGTGGGTGTGGACGGCTTTCATCGACTCGATCGCCTTGGCCGCAACCGTCACGGAAGACTCAACAACCTCGGGGTGGGCCTTGCTGCCGGTGATCTCAGCTACGTCAA